ATACTTACGTGCGTAGTTATCGTTCTTTTCTTTGTGGTTTGCCTTTGCTCTGTTTTGGTAAGCTGTGTTCATCATCTTGTATGAGATGGGTTTAATTTGTATCCCTAAGATAATGTAGTCATCTTTAATAACCTCAGCATCTATACAATAAGTGTGGTCTTTCTCAAAATCTGTTTTAACTATATCTATGTTTGTAAACTCTGCTTTGAGTTCGTCTATTATAGTTAGTTCTTGTTGGTATCCGTTCCACGTCTGTCCTATTACACGATAAAAAACATACTGCTTTATATCTTCCATTGACACCCATTGATTCTTTAGATGTATCCTTTGACTTACATAAGATAGTTGCTTGTACCCTACTGAGCATTTATACGAGTGTTCCCAATCCTTATGCGTTTTGCTTTCGTAGTGCTTATAGAAGTCGCTTATGAGCTTCATACACTTACCTACATACTTAGTCTGAAAAAAATGATTGACACTCTTGTCTTTGTTTAGCTTTCGGTACAGAGCATCGTCTAATGGTTGCTTATACTTATACGCCATATATCTTGTTTATTTGGTATATCCATTCCTTAATACGTTTAGGCGAACAGGTGCAAGGTTCGTGGTACTTATGAGCATATAGATCAGCGTGTAATTCACATATCAGCTTGTAATGCTTCTCGGTCATATTACCGCTAAGAACCTCAGCATAGGGCTTCCACCTTTGTCTTTGCTCATCGGTCATTTGTCCTTTTGGCATACTAAAACTTGAAAGAATTCCACTTGTTTCTGCGATCATCGCACCCACAATCTCTACCCCTAAGTTTGGATATCTTCTTTACTATATAACGTATTCCTGTGTATTTTGTGAAGTAAAATACTAAATCGCCTAATCCCATTCTATATTATTTTTGATTAAATCCTTAACTCTTTTGTATGTAAAGTACAGAGAATAATAAGATATGTTTGTTTTACGTGCTAATTCTGCAATGGGCATACCATCGCTAATTATCTCAAAAACAGTCCTATCATACCAAAAGGTTTTGTCAAGAAGATTATCCATTTGTTGCATAGCATCACAAACATCTATCTCTTTTGATTCGCCCTGATCATCTAAATAGTCAGCAAGGTTATCAATGTTAGTCTTAATTATTTTTTTCTCTTTTCGGTGCAGGTCTATAAACAAAGCCCTAAGAGTTCGATAGATGTACATGTGGTTAATATCATCATCAAACGATATATCTACACCCTTTGTAATGTAAGTGTGGATACGGATATACATCTCTTGGACTACATCTTCTGCTACTGATTCCTTGCACCCAAAGGATAACACTATCCTGTGCCAATCATCGTGCTTTTCTGCAATCTTCTCAAGTGTTGTTTTCAAAATGGTAAATCTGTTTGTTCTTTGGTATTGTAAGTTACTAAATTTTTTCCATCTATTTCAAAACCTACATTATTTAATATACTTCTAAACTTAATTGGATCTTCCATAGGTGTAGGTTTGTACCCTAATTCTTGATTTTTAACCTTTGCTGTGTACAGGTTTGAGTATATCCAATCCGTTTCATGGTAAATGTATCTGTGTATCACAAGAAAGTCATCAGCTCTATTCATAGACATACCCCCCATCTCACTATCAGAAGCCATAGGTGGTATCGGTTGATTAGCGTAGTAATGCCCCTGAGGGTGTTTTTTTCTTAGTGCCTCTGTAACAGCGTGTACACATATCCACGTAGTAATGTTATGCTGTTTGCAGAAGATTCGTATATCGGTAAGACTTTCGTAGCTGTACTCATAGCTGTTTGAGTTCTTAGGGATATTCTTTTTTAAGCTATTCAAAGGGTCAATTAAAAACCCTTGATAATCCCACGCCTTTTTTACAGCAGTTGCAAGTTCTAAAAGGTCTTTGTATGTGTACGCTTTCTCAGTATCTACAAACTTAAAATGTTTATACACCCAATCGTATTGCTTTTCAAAGTCCTCTTTCTCTATTTGATTAATGGGTTTGCCCTCTGCAAATTCTATGAGCTTTCTAATTAGTGCATAAGGTTCGTTCTCGCTTGAAAATACAAGCCATCTTACATTGTGTTTTTGTGAGTATAGAAACATCAAATAAAATACTAAGTGTGTTTTACCTGTGTTGGCGTGTCCTAAAATAAAGTTAAGATTACCATGCACAAATCGAAAGTGATTATCTAATCTATCTATCCCTAAGCGTAAACCCTCGCTTACTTTTCCTGCACGTATATCATTGAGTTTCTTTAAATGTTTATCGAAGTTTATTAGCATTTGGTAAAGTTATAAAAAAAAGGGGGTGGTTAGCCCCCTATTGGTTAAAATGGTAAATCTGCTCTATCAGGTGCGTGTTCTTTAGCTTCAACACCCTCGGCTTGTTTGTGTATTTTCCATGCTTGTATTGTGTTAAATACCTTGACTTCCCCCTGTGGGTTAGTCCACTCACGACCTCTAAGGTTGTACTGAACCTCTACGTGATCGCCCTCGTTGTATTTGTCTAAAGCGATGCACTTGTCGTTTGAAAACACTACACTTAATATCTGTGGATATTGCTCTTTAGTGTTTAATACAAGTTCTCTGAATTGATAATTACCTTTTGTAGTTGTTTGTCCTACTCGTTTGACAGTTCCAATAATACTACCCATTGTTCACAAAGTTTATTAATAGTTGTGCATCTGCTATTACTGTTTGTATATCTGCGTTCGGTCTTGATGCGTGAAAGTCGGCAGCAGCTTTTACCATACTTTGACGAACAATAATCTGCTCTCTATTTGCAGTCGGTGCTGCTTGTATGGGTTTGTTGTAGATGAGCTTCGCTGTGTTGTATTGCTCATTCGTTACTTCAAAGTCGATGGTTTCGCCCACCTGCTTCTTAAAATCGCCTTTGGCTAAAAACTGATAGTTGTTACCATTTGCGAGATACACCTGATACTTATTAAAAGTACCTGATGCGTTTGTATATGTACCTTTCGGTTCTATTTGAGTGATTTTACTCTGCATAATATATTTCTATTTGTTGTTCTAAAATTTCTACATGAGCTTCTAACTCTTCTATTCTATTGCTCATACTTTCTAATCGTGCCTTATTAAATTCCTTCATGAGTTCCACTATATAATCCGTATCGTTTATTCTCTTCTATCTTAAACATATCGAGTACATCGTACAAGTCGTTTAGGGTTTGATTAGACATATCGCTTTTGTTAGCGAGTGTGTGTGATACAGCGTAGAGTATCGCGTCTTGCTGTTCGGTATTTAAATTGAATTGCATAATAAAGTTTTAATGTTGGTGTAAATATATAAATTATTTTTTAAATAAAAAAAGGGGGCAAAGCACCCCCCTTAATCATAACATTAAAACAGTACAAGATATGTACTCTGCAAAGATACTATTTCATTTTCTTTTTAACAAGAGCTGTGTATTTAGTTATTAACTCTTGTAAGTCATTGTTTGAGTATTTAGTGATCTGTATGGCTTTAGCGTGTAAGTCCTCTGCTGTACCCTGTCCAAAGTCTTTATCCAACCTTAGCCCAAACTTGTACTGTTCGCCATATCTAAACACATTACACGCAGAGCATTGCACTTGGCAGTTTGTTTCATCCCATCTCGTTCCGTAGTGCTTCCTGCTTTGGAAGTGTCCGTTTTGTAATCGCTTCCAATGGTCTCTTTTACCACAGGTGTAGCACTCAGCTATGCCCTGAGCATTAGCGTTTCTAAGTCGTATGTATTGACTAAAGATATTATCTAAACGCTTTACAAGATTTTTGCGTGACACCTTTTTAGACAACTGCGTTATCTAAGATTTGTATAATATGGCGTATCTCTGACTTCTCAAACTTACCTTCAATAGAAGCATTATACGTTTTGAATGTTAAGTGATACATATCTTTCTCTGCTGTATGCTTATTCTCTTTTTTACCTAAGTAATCTATTTTTAAATCAAAATTCATAATCTCTATATATATGTGTTCCCAAAGTTAAAAAAAAATTTTTGCATATATATAATAT